TTATTGTTGATACATGTTGGAGCTTTAAAAGTTGCAGGTCCTTCTGCTACTCTCCAAGAACCTGTTGAAGGTCAAAAATGTGTGTTAGCAGCACGTATGCGAGATGGTTTAGAAGTTTCTACGGGAACTATTAAGAAAATAGGAAAATCATGGCTTTATGATTGTTCTTCTAATAAAGGATATTGTTCAGGCGGTGTGTGGGTCGATAATAACCGTATAGTCGGCTTTCATGTTGCTGGTGGTTCGCACGATGGACAATTTTTGCCAGTTAATACAAAACTAATTGAAATAATTCGTGATATGCCTCTTCAAAATAAATATAAAGCAGCGTTGCTTGAATTTGAAGCTAAAGAGCGTTCACAGTTGTTGAAATTGTGTTGTTTGTGTGAGAAAGGTTTCTACCCTCCTAAAACTTTCATTGGAGCTACTCGTTGTAGTGAGTGTCATGAAAAACATTTACTTAATCAGAGTATGGCTATCGATAAAGGATTGTGGAAACCTCGTAATAAAGAAATCGAGAGAGTTAAAGAAAATTTTGAATTACTTAAACGACCTCCTGAAGATTCTTTAAACTGGCGTGCTCCCGAGGTACATTCGAAGAATTCGAACGTAGTCTCAAGTGGTATGAGTCGTGGTCAAAGCGATTCCCAATCACTATAACCTCGCGGAGCTGTCCAACAGAGTACTATGATAAATATATTGTCAACAAGAAATTGTTGCCCTGGATATGTAGAGTGGATCGAAAATATCGACAGAAGAATGTACCACCTGAGTGCCTACCTTTTAAGGAATTTGTGGCTAGCACGGAGTACAATTGCGATTTAGCGTCTTATCGATATACCAACTGCAATCCAGCGTCGAGTTATTCAAGTATAGCGCATTATGCACAGGAGCAGCCTCCTGTCGACGAACTGGCATGGTCAATGTCTTATCAATGGTTACACAATGAGTTTTTCCCACATATGTGTGACTCTAGTATTGCTACATGGGAAGCGGTTATTTTGCTTGCTGAGAAAGCACCATCCTGCGGGTGGTTTTGGAATCAAGTGTTTAAGAATAAAGGTGAGTTTATAAAGTGGGATAAAGTTTTGGAGTGTCTTCAAGACTACTGGGATAGATTACCAACTAAAGAGCGTATTGTTTCAGTTTTCCAAGTTTCAGATAAGTATGAGCTTAGATCTAAAGAGAAACTGGATGCTAGTCCCCCCTCTATTCGAACATTTATTAGTGCAACGGTAGAACATGTTTTTTCATCTAATCGTATTTGTTTAGATCAGAATGAAAAATTTTACCGTTCTAATTTGATGCATGCCTCCGCAGTAGGCCGTTCAAAATACAACCTCGGATTCGATAGATTCATGCGAGTTTTACTAGAGCATACTTATGGTTTAGCGCTAGATTTTAGTAAATTCGACATGAAACTCTTTCGACGATTATTTCAAGATCAGATTAAATTCCGATGGTCATGCCTCTCTACACGTTTTAGAACAGCGCAGATGAAAATGAGGCTTGAAGAGTTGTATGCGCAAATGGTTTGTTGTTTTCTCGTTTTGGTTTGTGGTGATGTAATATTTAAGACTACTGGTGAAGATTCCGGACAAGGAAATACCCTACCAGATAATACTATGTTTAATTACAGGTTGCTCTCTTACGTTTTTATTAAACTTTGGGTTAAAGAGTACTGTAAAACGGGTAACTATAATGATTTAATGGAAGAGTGGAAGAATAATCATATTCATGTTACCACACCAGTTGATGCAATAGCCGAGCAGATTTTTCAATCACGAAGTGAAGTGCCAAGCTGGGTTAAATTTAAATCATTAGTTAGTCCTATTTTATGTGGAGATGATAATTCAATGGGTGTTTGCGAAAGTATACATACTTGGTTTAATTTCTCCTCTATCGCTGAGGAGTTTTCTTTACTAGGTATGGCAGTAACTTCAACCCATGATAAATATGTGCGAGTACAGGATCTCGATTTTTTATCACATACTTTCATTTGTTTACCAGATTATCCAAATGTTTATCTCCCTTGTCCACAAACCGATAAAATCCTATGTTCATTATACCACGGAAACGGATCTTCCGATATTCGTTGGATACTTCTTCGAGCTTTTGCTCTTAGAATAGAAAGTTGGGCTAATATTGAGTGTCGAAATATTATACAAGAATTCATAGAATTTTGTTTTCGTACCTATAAGAACCAACTCGTGGGTAGTGTTCCTATCCCTTCCACACAGGGATTAACAGTAGAATGGAGAGATGTTTTAATGTCCTATTTTACTGATGAAGATTTGGAAAATCTTTATTATGGCTTTGAAAGTGAAAGCAGTCTTAACCTAAGATTCGAATCTGCTTTTCAATTAATCGATACATATACAGATATTACAATTATTTTATGCCAATAAAAACAAGAATTTTGTTATCTCGATTTCTAATTATCTTAGCCTCATTTGTTCCTTATTTTGATATTCCTCCTTTACAACAGATTTTAATAATCCAAGTATGTCTGTTGCTCGAACTGATGCTCTCCTTGAGCGTCTCGCCATCTCATCGGGTATGTCCCCCCACGGGAAGGACTGGCTCGTGAATGCTTTAGATCCTATGCATGATACGTTAGTACAGCCTACTGGTATTCCTGATGGTAAAATGGGTGCTCAAATTTCAGAAAGACTTAACTTCAATATGACTACTCCCGC